TTCCTTCCACGATATTGTGGCATAAATTTTGCATTAGGAACCTCAAACTTAAAGTGGTCTCTAAGTTCGTATTCTATATGAGGTTCAGTATTAATTTTTAAAAATACTTCGTTTGATTTAGATATAACAAGATTGGCAGTCGTATCAATCACGTAGACCCATTCATCTACAAATATTTATTACATATTTTCAAACTTATATTCTAATACCATTCTATACAACGAGTCTCTTAAGTACCAAAGATGTTGCTGTTCCATTGGATGTCTAGCAGGAGATCCTTCCCAATTTTCAATCCTCTTCAAAACACAGTGATGTAAGAGGTGAATATCCTCTATGGTCAAACTAACTGTGTAATCAAATTCTTGACTTGGTTCGAACTCTTCGTTCATTATCCTAATCCAGATTGAAATCTCATAAACTCAATGGCATTTTTAATTTGATATGTTCTATTAGTTATCTGTTTTAATATACTCTCAACATATACTAATATTGTGTCGTAGTAATCAATCTTTAAACATACTGTAGAAAGTTTTTCGTCTGCATCAAGATACTTCTGCATAGTATCTTTATCTCTAATTTTTTTAGGAAAAGGATTTTCTATGTATACTTCAGGATCAGATTTACCGCTGAAGTATTCATAGCGTTCATGTCTTATATTTTTTCTCTGTTGTTCTGCTTTTTTTCTTAGAAGAAAAGTAGTATTATAAAGTTCAAAGTATTTTGCATGTAGAGAGGGGATACTTAATGATTCATCATGTAGATTGTCTCTATCAATTTTTGAATCATTTTCCCACATCTCTTGAAGTTTATCAAGATCGATCATAAAATAGTGCCGCTCATATCAGCTATGTCGTAAATAGTATACTTGAAACTTACCTCTGCTGTAAAGTATTCAACATCAGTATCAGTTGCGTCAAATGTTAATGTTGTCAGACTATAAGGGAAAACATCAGAAAAGAAAATTTGAAATTTTGGAACAAGATTATTACTCAATATTTGTAGAGTAGCATCAGAATAGATGTTATCACCTCTATTTTCATATTTTCCAAAAACATCTTTTTCATTATCCAAATCATCAAATTCTTGTAATGATTCTGGATATCCTAATCCACGTATCCAATTTTGCAATTCCAAATAGTTTCCCAGATCTTCATCAACTAAAAATCTAAGAGTTAAGTCACCAAATTGAATTTTATCCCCAGGTGTGTCAATATCTTTTAGATAAGATGGTTGTACAGCAATACCAAGATCTAATGATGGTATGTTAGCACTTTGACAGAAAAAAGCAACCTGGGGACTTCTTCTTAAAAGAAATCTAAATCCAGTTGGAGATAAAAAATTTCTATTTTCAACTTGTCGAGAACGACGAAGAGCGTCAAGATCTGCCATTATTCGCTAACGGCACTAGCGCCGGACCATCCACCATTTTTTCCATCAGTATTAGTAAACATTGCCGATGGGTCATCTGCATATTGTTTTCTTTCTGAAAAATCATCAGACCAACGACTATCGCCAACGTAATAAACAGTTACGCTTGAATTAACCAAACTAGATTTTTTGATGTGATATGCCATTTTATGAAAATAACTTTTATTTATTTATCTTGTCATACCGTCAAACCAATTTTTAAAACTATATGCAGGCCATTGTCCATATAAATTATCTTTTGTCAACCCACCATATGAACTTGGTATAATATCTTTGCTATTAGATTTTTTAGAACAATCCAAAAATTCATGAAATTCGTTATCATGGAACATAGGTAGTGCCGCATATTCCCAAAAAGGAGTTTTGTATTTTGATCCAAATTGATAATGCCAAAGAACAAAATTTTGAATTTGTTTTATGTAATTTAATATTCTTTCATTTGGATTTTGTATATCATCAAAAATATATTCCCAAGACATTTTTGCCCATTCAATATATGTTTGTGTTGAGGAAGATTCAAGTGGTTCTAGGAAAAATAATCTGTTTCCATTTTTAAAAACTCTACCGTCAACTACTGGTTCTTTTGCAACATAATTATGAAAATGAACATGCTTTGTTATTTCAACGTCAAACATATTTAAAAAATTCTTCTCTGCTTCTTCTTCAGATGTTATGCTATCGTTATAGCAATACCCAATACAATACCTATTTGAAGGTGAAGAATCTTTAGTTGGTATCACAAATGTCCATCCATCTGGAGTTGCAACATGACGACTCCATGGATTAATAGATGTATCCCATTTTGGTTTTGCTAAAATAGCAGCGTTAATTGGATTTCTAAGTTTATGGTATTGTGAAAGATCTTCAGGTTTTCCTCTACAGTCAAACACATAATCAGCATCTACATTGTATGGATCAACTTCATCTTCTACTACTTTAAAGTTTCCAGAGTTTAAAATTAATTTTTGCATTTCCCATGGACAATAATGCATTGCCATTTTATCTGCAGGAAATGGGTGAAATACTTCATCATTTTTATTACCCCATCCCTCATATACAATTCCGCTTTTAAAGGTTGCATGAATAGGGTTGTCATACCAATTAAAATCAGTTGCTGCCCATAACAAACCAGGTGCATCCAATAGAGTTGCTTGACCAACTCTTTCTGGTTGTATTTTTGGATTATAAATTAATTCTACTTCAATTCTGGGATCAGTTCTGGTATACCATGCATAATGCAGAGCAGTAAAACACCCACCGTTTCCTGCTCCTACCACAGATATTTTCATAATATGTTTTTAACTATTTATTTTCATAAAAAAAGACCCCCCGTGAGGGAGGTCTGAAAGGACATGTGGGGCAACCGCTTCCGCAGCAACCACTTGAATCACATGAGGTTTTTAACAGCAACTCTTCTGTAGTAGCGGTTCTGGTTAACGGTAAGAGCACCGCTGCCTGCGGTGAGACCTTCAGCGAATGGGTTAGCAACAATACCGTAGCGGGTCTTGAAGCCAATCTTGGGCTGGAAGGTGTCTGCTCCAACTGCACGAACCATCTGAAGAGGAACGTATGGGCAATAGAAGAGACCAGCGTCATAAGGTGAAGTACCCTTATAACCAACAACGTAGTACTGGTTTCCACCGGAACCATTACCAGCGGTAAGGTTAGCAGCATAAGGATCGATGTATACACGATACTTACCTTGCAGAACACCAGCGAAGGTGTTACCGGTGTCATCAACGTTCAGGTTAGCGTTGAGTGCAGGGGTGTAGTCGAGAACGCCTGCCATGGTGAGGGCGGATGCAACGTCTGCAGAGCAGAGGATGATGTTGCCCTTCCCGCGACGAGTTCTTTGTGCGATCGCGTTAGCGTCACGCTCGATTTGGAACAGGAGACCTTTGAACTTCTCAACAGACCAACGTCCATTGGAGTCGATGTCAAGGTCGAAAGTACCTTGTGCAGCAACGTTTTGTGCAGCACCCATCTCAGCGGTCTTGTAGATGGTTCTGATAACTTCGCGGTTGATTTCAGCAAGAATCTCTGTGGAGAGAATGTTTGCCAACTCAGCCTCGGCGTTCAGACCATGGATCGCCTTGAGGTCCTGTGCCAGTTCCAAGGAGTACTCTGCTTTCAGAGCTCTGGACTTAGCGGTTACAGTGACTTTCTCGATCGAGAATGCCATCTGGTTGAATGCATCACCGCTGGTGCCGAGATCCTCAGCATCATCTGTACGCATACCACCACCGACGTTATACGCGGTAGATGAAGCAGCAGAGATTGGGTTGAGTGCAGAAGGGTTCGAACCGCGCTGAACGGTAGTACCCATACCAGCATTACCATCGGCAAATCCGTTGGTTGAGTTGAATGCTTCGTTCTGACCAGAGAACGCGGTATTAACTTCGTTGTAGAATGTCTCGTCGCCAGTCTGATTGTTATAGCGGGAGCGCATTGCGAAGATCAGTCCAGTAGGACCGGACATTGGCTGAACGCCTGCAAGGTCATATGCGACCAAGTTAGGCATTGCGCGTCTGATCAAGGAGATCAGTACGGGGTCGAAACCTTGCATTGCACCGGTCGTTGCAGCACCCATACCAGGGGTTGCGCCAGAACCAGTGTTGTTTGTAGGTTGTTCGGTCAGGAATGAACCCGACTCAGAGAAAGCCTGTTGCTCTCTCAGGAATTTTTCTTGGTTTTCTAACAGGACAGCGGTTACAGCTTTACGATGGGAATCTTTGATTTCCTCGCATCCTTCAGCATTTAGAAGGGGTGCCCACTTTTCCTGCAACTGTTCAGAATGGAACATTTGCTTTTTAAAGGGTAAGTTTACGTTTGATTTTTAATGTTAAATTCAGTTTTTGCTAGTAACTGAAAGTGCCTTCAGATAGTTTTGCATAGAACCAGTAACAGATTCTGGTGTAGAATCTACACCCTCTGAAAGGGTCTCAGTTTTAGCAGTTGGAGCTTTCTTTGCCGAGAAGTATGACTCCTTCAGCATCTCCAGTTTTTCACGATATTGTCCATCACTTTCAAACTCTACACTTTCGGAAAGTGAGGCGAGCTTCTCTTTCTGGGTCTGTGCAAGACCTTCAGAGACTTGATCTAAAATTCCTTCCGCAGTTGCCTCTGAAAGACGACCGTTAAGGGAAATATTTTTCTCAATCTGCTCGTTGAGTTTTGTCTCCATATCATCAAGTTTTTCTACCATGCTCTCAAATACATCATATTTTTCTTCAGGGATTGATACATAATGTTCTTCAAAGAGCGACTTCATTCCAGTGAGGAATGACTCAGACATTTCTGCCTTGAGAGCATTTTCAATAACAAGTGCGTTCTCAGTGAACCACTCGTCAGAAACATACTCAAGGTATGAATCTACGCGCTCTGACAAAGCAGTCTTCTCTTCAGCAATTGCTTCAGATACTGCCGTGTCAAATTTGGTTTTGTATTCTTCTTCAAGGGATTCCTTGATTTCAGAAACTTTTGCATTAATAGCAGTTTCAAAGATGGTTTTTGCCTTTTCTTTGAACGCTTCGGAAAGTTCTTCTTCCCCAAGAAGAGCATTAACATCTTCTTCGACGTTATACTCAGCGACGGTTTCAGCAGTTTCTTCTTCAGCAACAACCTCTTCTACAGTGGTTTCCTCTTCGGAAACAACCTCATCAGTGGTTGCTTCTGCTTCTGCAACTACTTCCTCGCCACTTACTTCCTCTTCTTCTTTCATGCCAGACATTGCATCAGCAGGTTTTGCGCCCTTGTTAACGACATCCCTTACTTGCTTAAGGGTTTTGCCTGGGACGTTCAACTTGTTTGAATCGTCGTCTGGTCTAGAATTTTCTGGGGTGGGACCTCCAAGATCTTCGTAAGGAGCGGCAACTGAAGTATCCATAGGATCTGCAGGTTTTGCGCCAGCATTTACAGCGGTCTTGGATTGCGGTGTCTTTACTTCCATTTCTTGTAAGTCTTTGTCACTAGACATTTGAACTCTCCGGATTTACCTGTATTAAATCTATATTTATTTATAAATTAGAAATGTTTATCAATATCTTAGAGATTATTGATAAAATCATTAAAGAGACTTAACTTATGCTCTTCTAATTTCTTTTGATTTGCTAATGCATTAATTTGTTGTTTGACTTGCTCTGCATACTTCTCACGAAGAATACCGCCATCCCAAACCCATTCCTTTCCTTCCATAATGCCTTCAACAAAAGCATCTGGTGCAGAGGGATCTGCAACAATATCAGCAGCAGTTGCTAACATGAAGTCATCACCTACAATATTGCATCCCTCTTTTGTCATTTTTAGAGATCCAATACCACGGGAAGAAACTCCGAGTTTTACACCTTCATCAATTAATGAAGATGCAATCTTACCCATTGGAGTGTTTAGGATCTTTGCTTTGCCAATAAAATTGGAACCTGACTCCTTCAGAGATACAATTTTGTGCGAAACTCTGTCAAGGTTGACGGTTGGACCATCGGGGTGTCCAAGTTCTCCAAGTGCTCTACCTGATTGAACATTTGATTCATTATAACGAGAAACTTCACGACGAAGTGTCTCCATAGGGTACATTCTACCATTACGGTTTTTGATGTTACCTTGAAGGAAAACTCCTTCAATATACAGAGATTTCTTGCCAGACTTTGTGGTTTCTACAAGAAATTTAACCGATTCGATTTCTTCTCTAATGAGTTTCATTTTTGTTCAGGATACTTGTACTTGTTGAATGTATGCTTTGCCAGTGCCAGATTCTGCTTTAACAGCAACTTTGATGGATCTTCTGAGTTCACCCAAAGATGTATTTAATTCTGCAGGTGCTCCAGTTGATGAATCATTATCAACTGTAATTCTTCTACCAAAAAATCCATCATTTCCTGCAGTCACATCAACGGCAAGAATAATTTTATGTGAAAAATCATATCCAGATTGTCCCGGAACAGTCAAAGTAACTGCTTCTCCAACACCAAATACTGAAGATTGCCCTTCAGGAAAATCAATAAGAGTGGGATTACCTGTTGTAATACCAGCAATTCTAGAAGAACCAACTGGTCCAATACTAATTTGTTCAGGTTCTCCAGCACCAACATAAAAGTTTGCATTAGTTGCTGTTGGATTAGTTCCAATCGCAACATAAACTCCTACAGTTTCTGCTAAAACTCTTATGGTATCAGACTGCTGACTAATAGCATTTGGAGTGGGTGCAGAAGTACCCGAAGTTGATATTGTAGTGTTAACGCCTACTGGTTTTAGCGATGACATTATTATTCCCTGAAGATCATTTATAAGTTATTTATAATTCAAACACCATCAGTTGTTTCCAACTGATCGTCAGTGACTTGTTCCTCATCAGATTGCTCTCCATTAAATAAAGAGTTTCCAATTTGAGGGCGAATACCTTCAATCTTTTCTGCAGATTTTGCATATAGAATTTCTTTAATCTTATCACTAACCTGGGATGGTGATTCATCAGTTGAAATCATATCTAAAAGATCATCCATTTGATTAAATTAATTTGAAACTATGGGTATTTATATTTCTCCACCCTTAGGCATTTCTGGTGCTTCTGTCGAAGACCCATCAACCTCGGGTTCCATCTGGGGTTTGCCCAAATCCATATTTGCCTGATCATCTTGGAAAGGCAATCCAGTTGCCGGATCAATGGTTGCAGGGTCAGGAATGATACCTTTTTTGATTTCATTTTCAATCAATTTATCCTGCTCAAGAATTTCAATATCAGTTTGACGCAAGATTTTACGTCTAATATAATCTTGTGAATAATATTTACCAACATATGGTTCTGCAGTTGCAACAAGAGACAGTCTCTCGTTCATCAATTCTGCTTCTTTTAGTTCTGAGAAGTGATTGTCATAGAGGAAATCATACTGAATATGCTCACTCATTGCCTCCCAATCTTCAGGAGTAATTATGTTCTTTAGGATCAATTGGGTCTTCAACATGTCATTAAACATGTTGGAAAATCTCTTTCTTAAACGTCCAACAAACTTGGTGAATTTGAGTTCATCTCTTAGGATCTCAGAAGATCTCCCCAAGTTAAACCCACTTTCTCCATCCATTCTTGATGATGGAACATTAAGGGACCTGAACAGTTTCTTTTTAAAGTATTCAATATCAGTGATTTCGCCCAAGTTTTGTCCGCCAGGGAGAGTGGTGATTTCGGTTCCTCTTCCACCTTCACGCCTGGGAAGCCAGAAGTCTTCAAGCATCGACATGTATTTTTTGTCATCACGAATCTCTCCAGTGTTTGCATCATATACAAGTTTGTTACGATAACGCATCATAACGTCACGCAGATATTGTTCTGCCTTTTGCTTAGGAAGATTACCAACATCAATGTAGAAAATTCTACGTTCTGGTGCTCTTGATAGTCTATAGATTACAAGACTATCTTCAATCATACGAAGTTGATTGAGTGATTTAATTGCTTTATGAAGATATGAAAGAGTATTACCTTTATTGCGATCTACGAGTCCAGATGTACAATATGTAATTGCATCTTTTGCAATTTTAATTCCCTGACCTGCCCCACTTTGCATTGGGTTGCCAGTTGCATATGATGATTTTGGATTATAGATGAAGTACTCTTGAATCTCTGGGAAATCATAATCCATAGGATTATCACTTCTTAGTTTTTGCAAAGGACTTAGTTTATCTTTGTCATTCTTTTTACTTTGACGTACATAACGCATTTTCATTGCGTCAATATACCTTAACTCTTGAATTCCTTCTTCGGGTTTCTTTAAGTCAATAATTTTGTGATAGTAAATTCTACCGTCAATATACCAATTACGATAGATCTCATGTGCCTTTTTATCAAAATCTAAAAGGTCGAGAATATATTTAAATTCTTTGCGAATCTGTTTTTTGATACCATCACTAGCATTCAAGTTTGACAACTCGATTTCAATAGGACTATCATTACTATCAGATACAACTGCTTCATTTACAATATCTTCAATGGCACTATCACACTCTGGGTGTAGTGACATTTCACGATATCTTTTAATTAGATCAAACTCATTCTTGTAAACACCTTCAATATCTACATAAGATCCAAAAAAACCACTACTCATGTAGTGGTCAACCCCGTCCTCGTTGTTAGGAGGAACGGGGGAAACCGCTGACGGTGAGAGTGGTTCGTTGTCCTCAATAGAGAACCCAAATAATTTGGACGACATTATTAAATTCTAGAGAATTGCCTTCTCTTATTTATCAAACCAAATTAGCGCCGGTTGCATCAGCAACACCTTCGCCATCCTTAGTACCTGCATACCAGGACTGAACTGCAAAGTCAACAGTGAATTCTTCGATGGTGTCGCTAGAATCGTATGAAAGATCAATAGCAGAAACACTAACAGGGAAGATATCTTCAAAAGTGTATGTCTTCAATGGAGTTGCCGAAGTTAATCCATCAGATTGAGAATTTGCAGTTGACTCTCTACCTGAAGAATAACCTCTACCCATTTGCATAACAGTCGCGTTTGACATATATGATGCTGGATTAGTTGCACCAGATGCATTATCCAGTTTACCAATTGCATTCATCCATGCTTCAAAAGCATTTCTAATTTTGAAGTTTTCATCATTTAAAATAGTGACTGACCAGTTGTCAATAGTTCTGTCACCAGCAACCTTGAAGATTCTTCCTCTAAAAGGTACATCGATTGAAGCGATGTTAGAAGCAGGCATATTTGCTGCTTTACACATAAACGAAAAATTAGTTTTATTGTCAGAATCCCAATCAGAACCACCTGCAACACCAGCGGCGGCAATTGCTGCTGCTGGAAATGTTGATAGACTTACTTCAAATAGATTGGGACGTGCTCCGCCCCCCTTGAGGGCGGATTTGAAGTTAGAAATAGTACGTAAAGTTGACATTAGTAGAAACCTCCTTTTTTGTTATTAAAAATATCAAACTCTACCAGCAACTTCCTCAAAACTGACGCCAGTTCTAGTGGCGACAAAGGTGAGGGTTACGTAGTTGATTGATTTGGCAGGCTTCAGGAAGATGTCTGCTCTAAACTCATTGTTGTCAATGACATCAGGGGTATTGTTTGTTTCATCACAAACAACCAGGAATCCATAGAGACCTCTCTTTGATTCAATATCGCGGAGATATGGTGCTACAATGTTTCTGAAGTTTGCTCTAGTTAAATCATCATTAAGTTCAAAGAGTTGTGCTTGTGCTGCTCTTTCAAGTGCTTGCTCAATAGTGAGGAACAAACGACGAACATTAATTCTGTCGAATGCAGATTGATATGCAAGAGCAGTTTTATCACCAAAGAGTAAAGTTCCTTGTCCCGATTGGGTAATGAAGGAGTTAATTCTCTTAGGATACAGACGATCTCTTTGTGCTTTGGTTGGGTTATATGCAAGTTTAATTGCATTGTTGATAACACCACGTTGCTGACCAGCAGGAGAGAACCATGGGAAAGCAACCAAATTGGTACGAACCATCAAACCAGCAACGTCTGCATTAGCAGGAACGTATCTGAATTGATTATTGAACCTATCATATTGATACTTATATCCAGAATCAAACGTTGCGTAAGAAGAGGATTGTAAAGGACCGAAGTAATTGATCAGATTTAATGTTTGAGTTTCCGTATTGGATACGTTAACCAGATCTCCTCTGTGTGGACCAACAACTGCCATACAATCTTTTCTCTGATTTGCAACAGAGATTAGATAATTTGCTTTTGCTTGGGAGTCAGCTTTATTTGTACACCCAGGACCCATAATCAAGTAATCAACTTGAATTTCATCCTTGTTGGCAAACTCACCATAGGAAGTGATGATATTAGAAAGTTCTGCTTTCATTCCTCCAGCAGCAGAGTAATCGACTCCACCATTGAGAGTGTACGAAAGATTTCCAACACCAGTGAAAGTTACTCCTTGCGAATTTAATCCCCAGAGACCGTCTCCAATTGTTACTGGAGTAAATCCTGCACTGAATCCTGTTGCTACAGGTTTGCTTGCATAGGTAGAGGTAACTGCTGCCTGTGAGATGTTGTATCCCGCGTATATATTTGCAGAGAAATCTGCAATATAATCTTTATAGTAAATTCTCTGTGGAGAATTCACTGCAGAGATAGCATCCTTTGCCTTCGATAATCCAATATGTTTCTCAATAATATTACCTTGTACTCCAGTTACATCTCCAGTATCATCTACAACGGCAACGTGAATTTCATCATGTCTACCTAATCTATCAGCTGAATACTGAGTGGTTTCTGGTTTTGGTGCCAGAGTTTTCCAGAAAACAGTAGAATTTGTAAGACCAAGAGTTTGTTGATCATACCAATCAGTGACAGAGGTAACTGTAACTGCACCGCCTCCTCCGATAGAAGCACCAACTCTGATTGCTCCAGCAGCATATGCAGATCCAACTGCACCTTCTGCATAATCAATGTTAGTTTCTGTTCCAGCAGTTGATACTCTAGAAACAACTTTAACAGTTGCTGTACTCTTTGTTCCGTCTGTTGAATTTGTATTAACTCCAACAACAATACCCTTCAAATAACCAGTGAAGGTTTCTGTGGATCCAGATCCTGCAAGTGTAGCATCGATAGATGCAGTTACACCCATTCCAACAGTAACACCAGCGCCAACAAGACTGGTTGTGTTGATGCCAAGAATTTGATCTGCTACACCATCAATAACACAAACTTTGAGGTTGTTGCCCCAAGTTCCTGGATTCTTTGCTGCCCAAGTGTATAAAACAGCGTCACCAGAATGTGATTCTTGATAATTATCGTAGTTTTTAATTTTTAAAGTCGTCGATGCTGCAGAAACAGCAGTATTCGCATTGTTTAGCGAAGTACCGTCTGTTCTACAAACTTTAAGGACTCCCCCGTAGGAAAGGAAGTTAGAAGCACTCATCCAATACTCATATTGGGTATCGGTCGATAATGGTTTCCCAAAAACGTTTATTAGATCTTGTTCAGTAGAAACGTTAATTGGATCATCGATTGGTCCAATTTTAAATGGTCCAGCAATAGCACCGATGTTATCCAGTACGTTATCAGCTCTTCCTACTGTTAGGTCAACCTCCCTGGTTAATACTCCAGGAGATAATTGAGGAGTCGCCATGTTTAATTTTCTCCGTAGACTCAGTTTATCTGAAAATATTTATTAAAAACTATGTTTTCAGTGGGGAAACAAGACGTGAACTACCAGTCTGGATATGACCAGTCAACAAAAGGTGTTTTACTTTTTCTATTATCTAAAATTCTACGGATTGTACACTCTTTACATTCATAAGAATATGAAGAAGGAACTGGACCCCTACTTTTTCTAGTTCTATAAAAACTTTCTACTAGATTTTTTATTTCATTACAAGTTCTACATTTTCTATCTTGAAGCAAAAGATGCCCAAGTTTAATTTGACCGTCTATATCCATTATGATAGATAATCCCACATAAAAGATCGATCACCATACTCATCTGATTTAAACCACCTATCACCATCATTATCAGTAAAACTTTCAGATTCTAATCCATCATCCATAAATCCAAATGGTGCCATGTCCTGTTCGATTTGATTTTTTTGTTCTTCATACAATCTTTTACGAACATCCTGATCGGTTAGTTCTTTAAAATAGTCCATCTGGACTAACCAGGCATAGATTACTAAACACATTGCAAGGTCATCATTACAACCTTCTTCTGCTTCAAATGAATTATGCTTTGATATAAAAGTTGTCAACTCTGAAATAATCTCATAGTCATTGAAGATTAATTTATTTTCTTCAATTAAAGTTTTTAAATTAAGAGATCCAACCTTCTTGACAGTCTTGGACATCTTAACTCCCAATTGAGTTTTCTTTCCAGAAAATCCCTGCCCAACAATTTGACCTGCTCTACCTCTCATAGAACACATCAAAAGATTTTGATACTCTAGATCATACTGTAAAATACTTGCAACCTGATCACCAATATCATTCACTTCGCATAAAATAAATGCACTATTATATTTTTTTGCTATCTCAAATATGATATTTGGAAATAGCATTGGTTTGATATCATTATTTCTATATTTTGCAACTATCTTGTGTGGAAACTCTGTAATGTCAAAAACGACAAAAGCAGAATAATCCTCTCCAACTCCTCTTGCTACGTCAACTGTCATTACATAATCATGATCATTTTCTGGTGGAAGATAAACATCTAATCCAGCATTTCTCTGAATTGGATTATCATAGATTAAAGTTCTTAACTTACTTGGAGCAATCAGAGTATTGACAGATCCTAAAAATTCACATTCAAACTCGACTTTAAATTGCGCCTCCGAAGTGTTTGCAATAGTTGTCGATTTCCACTTATCGTCTCTACCAGGAACTTCTGACCAGTGAACATCTGTTGGGATATATTCATTACTTTTGTTTTCAGCATCATGCCACATACGGTAGAAGTGATTCATACCATGTGGAGTAGATACAATAATTACTTTGGTGTTTTTACCAGAAGTAATAGTAGGATAAACAGATGCAAAGAACGAGTCTGCAACATGGTTTGGAACGAATGCAAATTCGTCGAGGAAGAGGATATTGAACGACATGCCTCGGACAGCACTTGCAGACGTAGAAGCTGCCAATATCTTACTGCCATTTTCTAACTCCAGAGATCCCTTGTTCCATGCAATAATACCCTGCTGCATCCATTTGGGCAAGTTCTCATATGCAGTTTGTAATCTACC